GAAATCCCTGCAGGAAAAAGCGCAGTCCATTCAGGATGTGCTTGCCGGGCTGGAAGACCGTCGTGTGGCGTTAATTCGTCAGCAGGCGGCAGAGCAGAATAAGGTGTACCAGTCCATGCTGGTTATGAACGGTCAGTATACGGAATTCAACCGTCTGCTGGGGCTGGGGAATGAACTGCTTCAGCAGCGGCAGGGACTGGTGAATGTGCCGTTACGGCTGCCACAGGCCACTCTGGATGATAAACAGCAGAGTGCCCTGACAAAAACAGAGCGTGAGCTGGCCCTGTCCAGACTGAAAGGGGAAGAAAAAGAGCGCGTCCGACTGGGGTATGCGGCGGATGACCTCGGTTTTGTGGGGGATCCGTATCAGGAGGCGAGACAACGTTATATCAGTAATGCCCTGGAAGCCTGGCGCAATAACGAGGTGAATAAACCCAAATCCCGGGGTGGAAAATCAGAGACGGAAAAAGCGGAAGACAGTTTTTCCCGGCTGCTGAAGCAGCAGAAAGAGCAACTGGCACTGGCCGGTCAGAACACGGAGCTGGCGAAGCTGAAGTACCAGACAGCGCTGGGTGAACTGAAAACCCTGTCGGAGATACAGAAGCAGGAACTGCTGCGCAATGCGGCCCTGATTGACCAGCAAAAAATCCGGGAGCAGTTGCGGTACCGGGAAGAGACCCTGAAGAATGATAATGTGGCTGCGCGTGCATCAAATGAATCTGAACTGCTGGGGTACGGGCAGGGGGAACGAGCCAGGGAACGCATGCGGGAGTTGCAGCAGATCCGCGACAGCTTCCGCCAGAAGGATGCGGACCTTCAGTCTCAGTATCAGACCGGGGATATCAGTGAGGATTTTTACAGACAGGCGCTGGCACAGAACGCGCAGTATCTGAGCGAACGCCTTAAGGACCAGGCAGTCTTTTATGCCGAATCGGATGTGCAGCGTGCGGACTGGCAGAAAGGGCTGCAGGAGGGATTCAGTAACTGGGTGGATAATGCGTCCGATTACGCCTCACAGGCAGCACAGCTGGCGACGGAGGGTATCTCAGGGATGGTGAATAACATCACGGAGATGCTGAACGGAAATAAAGTGGAATGGCGCAGCTGGGCCTCATCCGTACTGCAGGAAATATCAAAAGTTCTTATGAATGCCGCGATTGTCAACGGAATTAAGACGGCGGCAAACGGTATGTCCGGTGCGGGAGGATTTCTCGGCAGCATTGGTGACTGGCTGGGCGGAGCGGTGGCCAATGCAAAAGGCGGCGTGTATACCTCGGCAAACCTGAGCGCGTACAGCAACAGCATTGTGGACACGCCCACGTACTTTGCGTTTGCAAAAGGGGCCGGGCTGATGGGGGAAGCCGGACCTGAAGCTATTATGCCCCTGACCCGGGCGGCGGATGGCTCGCTGGGCGTACGCGCCGTGGGCAGTATGAACGGCAGTGCTGGTCTGGTGTATTCCCCGGTCTACCACATTGCCATTCAGAATGACGGGGCTAACGGACAGATAGGGCCGGAGGCGGCAGGCAGTCTTGTGCAGCTGATTGACCAGCGGGTGCAGGCGGTGATGCTGTCCATGCGACGTGACGGAGGAATGCTGAGTGGCTGAGATAAAAACGCTGCATCTGGTCCCGCGTGAAGGGATGCAGGTGAGTGAGAAGCCGTCGGTGGTGAGGGTGCGGTTTGGTGACGGTTATGAACAGCGCCGCCCCACAGGGCTGAATCCTCAACTGAAGACGTTTCAGGCGGTGTTCCGGGTGACGGATGAGTCAACCCGGCGCTGGCTGGAAGAGTTTTTATCGTGGCATGGTGGTTACCGTGCCTTTTTGTGGCGACCGCCGAAACATAACCGGACGGTGAGGGTGGTGTGCCGGGAGTGGAGCGTCACGGATAATGCCCGGTACAGTGATTTCAGTTGCACGATAGAGCAGGTGGTGAACTGATGCAGAATATTCATGAAGAAAGCCTGAACGAGTCGGTTAAGTCAGAGCAGTCACCGCGGGTGGTGCTCTGGGAAATCGACCTGACGGTGCAGGGCGGTGAGCGGTATTTTTTCTGTAATGAGCTGAATGAAAAAGGGGAGGCGGTCACCTGGCAGGGGCGGCAATATCAGGTATACCCGATTGACGGCAGTGGCTTTGAGATGAACGGGAAGGGCAGCAGTGCCCGCCCGTCGCTGACGGTGTCCAATCTGTTCGGTCTTGTCACCGGGATGGCGGAGGATTTGCAGAGCCTGGTGGGTGCCACGGTAGTCCGCCGCCGGGTGTATGCCCGTTTTCTGGATGCGGTGAATTTTGTGGCGGGCAATCCGGAAGCGGACCCGGAGCAGGAGCTGAGAGACCGCTGGGTGGTGGAGCAGATGTCAGAGCTGACGGCCATGACAGCCTCGTTTGTGCTGGCAACACCGACGGAGACGGACGGAGCGCTGTTTCCCGGTCGCATTATGCTGGCGAATACCTGTATGTGGACCTACCGCTCTGATGAGTGTGGTTACACGGGCGGGGCAGTGGCGGATGAGTTCGACAACCCCACCACGGATATCCGTAAGGACAGATGCAGCAAGTGCATGCGCGGGTGTGAGATGCGCAGCATGGTGGCTAATTTTGGCGGTTTCCTTTCCATTAATAAACTTTCGCAGTAAATCCCGGTTTATGACACAGACTGAATCAGCGATTCTGGCGCATGCCCGGCGGTGTGCGCCTGCGGAGTCGTGCGGCTTCGTGATAAGCACGCCGGAGGGGGAGCGGTATATCCCTTGTGTGAATATCTCTGCAGGAGCCGGAGGCGTATTTTCGTATCGCACCGGAAGACTGGCTGCGGGCAGAGATGCAGGGGGAGATTGTGGCACTGGTCCACAGTCATCCCGGTGGGCTGCCCTGGCTGAGCGAGGCTGACCGGCGGCTGCAGATAAAAAGCGCACTGCCCTGGTGGCTGGTCTGCCGGGGTGACATTCACAAATTCCGCTGTGTGCCACATCTGACAGGACGGCGCTTTGAGCACGGGGTGACGGACTGTTACACGCTGTTCCGGGATGCTTATCATCTGGCGGGGACTGATATGCCGGATTTTGAGCGTGAGGATGACTGGTGGCGCAATGGTCAGAACCTGTACCTGGACAATATGGAGGCGACTGGTTTTTACAGGATTTCCCTGCCTTCCGCACAGCCTGGCGATATCCTGCTGTGCTGCTTTGGCGCATCGGTGGCCAATCATGCCGCCATATACTGCGGCAACGGTGAACTGCTTCACCATCTGCCTGAACAACTGAGTAAACGGGAGAGGTATTCCGAAAAATGGCAACGACGAACGCATTCAGCCTGGCGTCACCGCCACTGGCACGTATCTGCCTTCACGGGGATTTACAACGATTTGGCCGCCGCCTCAGCCTGTATGTGAACACGGCAGCGGAAGCCATCCGGGCGCTGTCGTTACAGGTGCCGGGCTTTCGCCGTCAGATGAACGAAGGCTGGTACCAGATACGTATTGCCGGTTATGACACGGCACCGGAGGCGGTGTACGCCCGTCTTCACGAACAGCTGGGTGAGGGAACGGTCATCCATATTGTGCCGCGACTGGCCGGGGCCGGAAAGGGTGGACTGCAGATTGTGCTGGGGGCGGCAGCCATCGTGGGCTCTTTCTTCACTGCCGGGGCATCAATGGCGTTATGGGGTTCAGCCCTGGCAGCCGGTGGTTTTTCTGCCACCACGATGCTGTTTTCACTTGGAGCCAGCATGATTCTGGGCGGTGTGGCCCAGATGCTGGCCCCGAAGGCAAAAACACCGGATTACCGCGCAACGGATAACGGCAGACAGAACACGTACTTTTCCTCGCTGGATAACATGATTGCCCAGGGGAACCCGATGCCGGTGCCTTACGGGGAAATGCTGGTTGGCTCCCGCCGTATATCCCAGGACATCAGCACCCGTGATGAAGGCGGGGGCGGAACGGTCGTGGTTGTCGGGCGACAGGGATAAAACATAAAAAAATCCCGCAGTGATCGCGGAGCTGCGGGGACAGACAAATGAAGATCAATGTTAAGGAGTTGTTTTTGTTACTCGGGCAAAAAAACACTAACGCAGCGAAATTATAAGCGCCACAGTCAGTGTGTGAAAATGTGAAGATATTCAGAATTTTTATGCCATTACCGGTTTTAACCAACAGGATTATCGGTGGGCATGAAAGAAAACCCCGGTATCTGCTGATACCGGGGTTTCTCTTTAGCATGGCAGAAATGTGTTTCATGCTTTTCGGGCGAAGGATATCCGACTTCTGTACGGAATGGCAAGTGGCGGTTAATTTATTCAGGGGAAGGCTGTATGGGAAAAGGTGGCGGTAAGGCACACACGCCTCGTGAGGCGAAGGATAATCTCAAATCCACGCAGATGATGAGTGTGATTGATGCGATTGGTGAGGGACCGATAGAAGGTCCGGTGAAGGGACTGCAGAGTATTCTGGTGAACAAAACCCCACTGACGGACACGGACGGCAATCCCGTGATACACGGTGTGACCGCGGTCTGGCGTGCCGGGGAGCAGGAGCAGACACCACCGGAAGGCTTTGAGTCCTCCGGAGCTGAAACCGGACTGGGCGTGGAAGTGACGAAGGCAAAGCCGGTGACGCGCACCATTACGTCCGCGAACATTGACCGCCTGCGGGTCACCTTCGGGGTGCAGTCACTGTTGGAGACCACCTCAAAGGGCGACCGTAATCACTCTTCTGTCCGACTGCTGATTCAGTTGCAGCGTAACGGTAACTGGGTGACGGAAAAGGATGTCACCATTAACGGCAAGACCACCTCGCAGTTCCTGGCGTCGGTGATTCTGGATAATCTCGCCGCCCCGGCCCTTTAACATCCGGATGGTCAGGGAGACGGCGGACAGCACCACGGACCAGCTGCAGAACAGAACGCTGTGGTCGTCATACACCGAAATCATCGATGTGAAACAGTGCTACCCGAACACGGCCATTGTGGGGCTGCAGGTGGATGCGGAGCAGTTTGGCGGTCAGCAGATGACGGTGAACTACCATATCCGCGGTCGCATCATCCAGGTGCCGTCAAACTATGACCCGGAAAAACGCACGTACAGCGGCATCTGGGACGGCAGCCTGAAACCGGCATACAGCAACAACCCGGCCTGGTGCCTGTGGGACATGCTGACTCACCCGCGCTACGGCATGGGAAAACGCCTGGGGGCGGCGGATGTGGACAAGTGGGCGCTGTATGCCATTGCGCAGTACTGCGACCAGACGGTCCCGGATGGTTTCGGGGGCACAGAGCCGCGGATGACTTTCAATGCGTACCTGTCACAACAGCGTAAGGCGTGGGACGTTCTCAGTGATTTCTGCTCGGCGATGCGCTGTATGCCGGTATGGAACGGGCAGACGCTGACGTTTGTGCAGGACCGTCCGTCAGATGTGGTGTGGCCCTACACCAGCAGTGATGTGGTGGTGGATGATAACGGCGTGGGGTTTCGCTACAGCTTCAGCGCCCTGAAGGACCGCCACACGGCGGTGGAGGTGAATTACACCGACCCGCAGAACGGCTGGCAGACCTCCACGGAACTGGTGGAAGACCCGGAAGCCATACTGCGCTACGGACGCAACCTGCTGAAGATGGATGCGTTCGGCTGCACCAGTCGCGGTCAGGCCCACCGTGCCGGGCTGTGGGTGATAAAGACCGGACTGCTGGAAACGCAGACGGTGGATTTCACGCTCGGGTCACAGGGGCTGCGTCACACACCCGGTGACATTATTGAAATCTGTGATAACGACTATGCCGGGACCATGACCGGCGGACGTGTCCTGTCCATCGATGCCGCCAGCCGCACCCTGACGCTGGACCGTGAGGTGACACTGCCGGAGACCGGTGCCGCCACGGTGAACCTGATTAACGGCAGCGGTAAGCCGGTGAGTGTGGACATCACCGCACACCCCGCGCCGGACCGGATACAGGTCAGTACCCTGCCTGATGGTGTGGAGACATACGGGGTGTGGGGACTCTCCCTGCCGTCACTGTGCCGTCGCCTGTTCCGCTGTGTCTCCGTCCGGGAAAACACGGACGGCACCTTTGCCATCACGGCGGTGCAGCACGTACCGGAAAAAGAAGCCATCGTGGATAACGGTGCCCGCTTTGAGCCGCAGTCAGGTTCCCTGAACAGCGTCATCCCACCGGCAGTACAGCACCTGACGGTGGAGGTGAGTGCAGCTGACGGCCAGTATCTGGCGCAGGCTAAATGGGACACGCCGCGGGTGGTGAAGGGCGTGCGCTTCAGTCTGCGCCTGACCAGTGGTAAGGGAACGGATGCCAGACTGGTGACCACCGCCATCACCGCAGACACGGAGCACCGTTTCAGCGGCCTGCCGCTCGGGGAATACACCCTGACGGTGCGGGCGATAAACAGCTATGGCCAGCAGGGTGAACCTGCCACCACCACCTTCCGGATTGCCGCACCGGCAGCACCGTCGCGGATTGAGCTGACGCCGGGCTATTTTCAGATAACCGCCACGCCGCATCTTGCCGTTTATGACCCGACGGTACAGTTTGAGTTCTGGTTCTCGGAAAAGCGGATTGCGGATATCAGGCAGGTTGAAACCGCAGCCCGCTATCTTGGCTCGGCGCTGTACTGGATAGCTGCCAGTATCAATATCAAACCGGGCCATGATTATTATTTTTATATCCGCAGTGTGAATACTGTTGGCAAATCGGCATTCGTGGAGGCTGTCGGTCGGGCGAGCGATGATGCGGAAGGTTACCTGGATTTTTTCAAAGGAGAAATCGGGAAAACACATCTGGCCCAGGAGCTGTGGACGCAGATTGATAACGGTCAGCTTGCGCCGGACCTGGCTGAAATCAGGACGTCCATTACGAATGTCAGCAATGAAATCACGCAGACCGTCAATAAAAAACTGGAAAATCAGAGTGCGGCAATCCAGCAGATACAGAAAGTTCAGGTTGATACAAATAATAACCTGAACAGCATGTGGGCCGTGAAACTGCAGCAGATGCAGGACGGACGCCTTTATATTGCGGGTATCGGTGCCGGTATTGAGAATACGCCAGCAGGAATGCAGAGTCAGGTGCTGCTGGCGGCAGACAGGATTGCGATGATTAATCCTGCGAATGGCAACACAAAGCCGATGTTTGTTGGTCAGGGCGATCAGATATTCATGAATGAAGTGTTCCTGAAATATCTGACGGCTCCCACCATTACCAGCGGCGGTAATCCTCCGGCATTTTCCCTGACACCGGACGGGCGGCTGACGGCGAAAAATGCCGATATCAGCGGTAACGTGAATGCGAACTCCGGGACGCTCAACAACGTCACGATTAACGAGAACTGTCGGGTTCTGGGAAAATTGTCCGCGAACCAGATTGAAGGCGATCTCGTTAAAACAGTGGGCAAAGCTTTCCCCCGGGACTCCCGTGCACCGGAGCGGTGGCCATCAGGAACCATTACCGTCAGGGTTTATGACGATCAGCCGTTTGACCGGCAGATTGTTATTCCGGCGGTGGCATTCAGCGGCGCTAAACATGAGAAAGAGCATACTGATATTTACTCCTCATGCCGTCTGATAGTGCGGAAAAACGGTGCTGAAATTTATAACCGTACCGCGCTGGATAATACGCTGATTTACAGTGGTGTTATTGATATGCCTGCCGGTCACGGTCACATGACACTGGAGTTTTCGGTGTCAGCATGGCTGGTAAATAACTGGTATCCCACAGCAAGTATCAGCGATTTGCTGGTTGTGGTGATGAAGAAAGCCACTGCAGGCATCACGATTTAGCTGAATTTTTATAACCCAGATACGGGCGCCAGAAATGGCGCCTTTTTTTATTGCAGAAAAGCGAGAGGTAATTATGCGTAAATTATGTGCTGTTATTTTGTCCGCAGTAGTCTGGCAGGTCGCCGCTGCTACGCCAGCGAGTGCAGCAGAACATCAGTCCACGCTGAGCGCGGGGTATCTCCATGCCTCGACGAACGTTCCCGGTAGTGATGATCTGAACGGGATTAACGTGAAATACCGTTATGAGTTTATGGACGCGCTGGGGCTGATTACGTCCTTCAGTTATGCCAATGCTGAGGATGAGCAAAAAACGCGCTACAGCGATACCCGCTGGCATGAAGATTCCGTGCGTAACCGCTGGTTCAGCGTGATGGCGGGGCCGTCTGTACGCGTGAATGAATGGTTCAGCGCGTATGCGATGGCGGGTGTGGCTTACAGCCGTGTGTCGACTTTCTCCGGGGATTATCTCCGCGTAACTGACAACAAGGGGAAAACGCACGATGTGCTGACCGGAAGTGATGACGGTCGCCACAGCAACACGTCTCTGGCGTGGGAGCTGGCGTGCAGTTTAACCCGACCGAATCCGTGGCCATTGATATTGCTTATGAAGGCTCCGGCAGTGGCGACTGGCGCACT